AGTGGGTATATGATAATATTCTTATTCCTGGCACTCGATTTTTAACTGATGCACAGGATAATGGTGTGCCTTTTGACAAAAAAAGATTATATATGGCACAAGAAATAATGCAAAAAAATATTGATACAGCAGTAGACAAGCTGTATCAAAATCCGCGAATAACAGAATGGGAAAAAATTAATGGAAAAGACTTTAATCCTGCTTCTACTGTTCAGCTACGTTCCCTTCTTTTTGATACATTGGGTCTCAAGCCTACTGGAAAGAAAACAGGCACAGGTGCAAACTCAACGGACGCAGAAGTACTCGGAGAGCTTAGCCGACAATCTGAAGTTCCTGGACTTATCCTTGACATACGTCAACGATCCAAAATTAAAAATACTTATTTGGACAAAATCATACCGCAACTGGATAGAGATGGGCGGTTACGCACATCGTTTAATCTTCATAGTACAACTAGCGGTCGCCTCAGTTCTTCTGGTAAACTTAATATGCAGCAGCTTCCTAGGGATAACCCTTCTGTAAAAGGATGTATTAGGGCTGGATGGGGCAAAAGAATTGTTGCAATGGACTTAACAACAGCAGAAGTGTATGTTGCTGCAGTTCTTGCAGAAGATAAAGCACTGATGGAAGTATTTCGTTCAGGAGGAAACTTTCATAGTAGTATTGCTAAAACAGTATTTAAACTACCATGTGAGGTAGAAGATGTAGATGCACTCTACAAAGATAAAAGACAAGCCGCCAAAGCTGTTACTTTCGGTATCATGTACGGTGCGGGGCCAAAGAAAATTAGTGAACAAGTTACTAAAGATTCTGGCAATTATTTTAGCCCACAAGAGGCTAAGGAAGTAATTGATGATTACTTTCAAACTTTTCACAAATTACGTTCTTGGATTGATAACAATCAACGTTATATAGAACAGAACGGTTTTATTTATAGTTTCTTTGGTAGAAAGAGGAGGTTGCCAAATGTCAAATCTTCGGACGCGGGCATCAAGAGTCATAGCGTTAGGTCTGGTCTTAATTTTTTGGTGCAGTCTACTGCTTCTGATATTAATCTTTTGGGGGCTATAGATATGCATAGTTATATACTGGCAAATAATATGAAGGCTAGAATATTTGCTCTTGTACATGATTCTATTCTGGCAGAAGTTCCAGATGAAGAAATTGATCATTATTCAGAACAGCTACAAAAATGTGTACAGTTAGATAGAGGTATTAAAATTCCAGGTGCTCCTATTGGATGTGACTTTGAAATAGGAGGTGACTATTCAATGGGTAAATTTGAGAAACTGTATAATGATATTTAAAAAAGTTAAATTCGTTAAAGATAACGAAGAATATACATTAGATTGTCTCCCTAATACTGATATATACAAGTTGTGTAAATTATTGGACAAGGGCGGGGCAGAAAATATAAGAACATGCACAGTTTACGAGACGGTCGATGATTTGTACATACAAGGACGTTCTACGCGTAACCTTTCCAGTGTTCCACCTACCCAGCGACAACTGGAGCTGTTCTGATGGATTACTACTTATAGAAAATCAAATAGTAGATGATCGAAATATGTCGGGAGATTCTTTAGGGCTAAGAAGAATACAGACTCCTCATAAGAATTTGTTACCTCTTCGAAGGTCTGTGTTGAATCTTACCGGCATAATTAAACAAAATACTTCTACTTTTATTGATTCAAAAGGCAGTCCGTTTATCTATGAAAAAACTGAATGGTTTAAATTGAGGTACTATAAAATTAAGAAAGTAGAAAAGAAAGGGATTGCTTCATTACTGTGGTTACATGGAGTTAGTAAATCTAGTGTTATACCTCGCCCACCTCATACAGACATGAAGTGGGCAGGTATGTTATTATATAACGAGGCTCCCTGGCTTTTATACCAGTACGCGGAAGAAAAACAAAAAGATAGTAAACGCAAAGTATGAAAGCTGTAATAAGTAACCGTATTTATTTACAAGTAACGGATGAGTATAAAGAGGTTTTAAGTAAAGAACTTACTTATACAATTCCTTCATACAATCCAAAAGACCCGCCTATAGTGATAAAGAATATGGCTCGTATTCGTGGCGGGTTGGTTACTATACCTGTAGGAAGAACGGATTTAATACCAGACGGCTACGAAATAGTAGATAGTCGAATTAACATGCCTGTCAAACTTCCTGAATTTAAGCATGATTTACGGCCTAGTCAGAAAGATGTTTATGATGAGGTCGAAGACAACTGTATAATAAACGCTTGGGTAAGTTGGGGAAAGACTTTCACGGGGTTGGCAATCACAGGAAAACTCGGACAGAAAACTCTTGTTGTTGTACATACAGTACCCCTACGAAACCAGTGGGCAAAAGAAGTAGAAAAAGTATTTGGTTTTAAACCTGGCATTATTGGCAGCGGGAAATTTGATATATCCCCTCCTATCGTGATAGGGAATACCCAGAGTTTATACCGAAATATTCAAAAAGTTTCAAAAGAATTTGGAACAGTTATATTAGATGAGATGCACCATGTAAGTAGTCCAACTTTTTCCAAAGTTATTGACGCAAGTTACGCAAGATATAAGGTTGGATTATCGGGCACTATTGAAAGAAAAGATGGGAAACATGTAGTATTTCGAGATTATTTTGGAAGCAAAGTAATAAAACCACCGAAAGAAAACTATATGACTCCTAAAGTTCATATCTATCGTTCAGATATACGATTTATGGATGGAGCTAAAACCCCGTGGGCTACAAAAGTCACAGAGCTTTCTTATAATGAGGACTACTTACATAGCGTATCTATGCTGGCCGCTTTTTATGCTGAAAAGAACGGGCACAAAGTTTTAGTAGTAAGTGACCGAGTTCATTTTCTACAAACTTGTGCCGAACTTGCAGGAGACAAAGCAATATGTATTACAGGCGAGATACCGCATGAAGAAAGAGAAACACTTATGTCTAAAATTACAAGAGGAGAGGCGAATATATTGTTTGGTACTCAAGCAATATTTTCAGAAGGTATCTCCTTGGACGACCTTAGTTGTCTAATTTTAGGCACACCAGTAAATAACGAACCCTTATTAACACAGTTAATAGGACGAGTAATAAGAAAAAAGGAGGGGAAAAAGGATCCTGTAGTAATCGACATACATCTAAAAGGGAATACTGCAAGAAGGCAGGCTTCCAACAGGATGGGGTACTACATGAAACAGGGTTACAAGATACAGGAACTTTAAAAAAATAGTTCTTGACATCAATCCCTTTTTTTGATATAATATGCTCTTGTATAATTGGAATAAAATCTTTACACAGTGTGAATCTAATCCTGTGGAGATTGTTAGAGTTCTTAAGATGTTAGTGGAAAAGCAAATTCCCTCTAATAGATACGATAAGATATATAAATATTCTGACGTTGATTTTAGTGGAGATTGTTTTCTAATACATCCTGATGTACTTTTATTTAATTCATACAAATATACCTATAGAGACGTATGTATATACGTAGCTTTAGCTAGCAGACGTTCTTACGCTGAGTACAGAGCGTTTGGCAAACGAACTCTGGATATGATACATTTACCAGAGGAACCAATACTTATGGAAGACTACAGTCTACTTTATGTAGAAAATGAAGAAATTCATTTTGTATACGAAGAAGACCCCACGGAGAAACATTAAAATGGCTATATCATTTAACCAGCAGAAGGGGTCTGCTCAAAAAACCTCTATTTCAAGCTACCAGTACAAAGATGGGGATAATGCCATCCGCATCGTAGGCGACATTCTTGCTCGCTATGTTTACTGGATTAAGGGCGAAAATGACAAGAATATTCCTTTGGAATGTCTGTCTTTCGACCGCAATGCTGAATCCTTTAATAACAAGGAAAAAGATTGGGTTCGTGAATTCTACCCTGATCTTAAGTGTGGCTGGAGCTATGCCACTCAGTGTATTCATAACGGCGAAGTAAAAGTTGTGAATCTAAAGAAAAAGCTCTGGGAGCAGGTTATTACTGCTGCTGAAGATTTAGGCGATCCTACAGATCCAAAAACTGGATGGGATATAAAATTCAAGCGTGTTAAAACTGGCCCTCTACCTTATAATGTAGAGTACCAGCTTCAGCCGCTAAAGTGCAAGCCTAGTGCACTAAATGATGCGGAGATGGAGCTTGTAGCTGAGCTTAAGTCTATGGATGAAGTAATGCCTCGTCCTACCCCCGACGCTCAGAAAGAGCTGCTTGACCGAGTACGTGAAGCAAGCACTTCTGAAATTGATGAATCTATTGAAGAAGAGTTTAAAGTTGGATGATTTTATTTACGGCCGATTGGCATCTAAAGTTGGGACAGAAAAATGTCCCTTTAGAATGGGCTGAAGCTCGCTATAAAAATTTCTTTAATCAAATAAGTGAATTAGAGAAAGAATGTAACATGCACATAATAGGGGGCGATCTTTTTGACCGCCTTCCTAGCATGGAAGAGTTAAGGCTTTATTTTTCTTTCATTAGACAAGTTAGAATTCCTACCTTGATTTATGACGGAAACCATGAGGCTACAAAGAAGCATAAGACCTTTTTTACGCATTTAAAGCAAGTATCTAGGGATATAAATCCACTAATAAATATTGTGGATATATCTTATATAGATAATGATTTGGGCTATGGTGTTTTACCCTATGCAGAGTTGCACAGGAAAAACGCTTTAGCCCATTTTAATAAGGCTCAACCCTTATTTACACATGTTAGAGGAGAGATCCCTCCTCATGTAAAACCTGAGATTGACTTAAAATTATTGGAAGATTTCCCTATCGTATTTGCTGGAGATTTACACGCTCATAGCAATACTCAGGGAAATATAGTATATCCAGGAAGTCCTATGACAACTTCTTTTCATAGAAATGAAGTTGAAACAGGATATTTACTTATTGATAGCAAGGATTGGTTTTGGACATGGCACAAATTTGAATTGCCACAACTGTTAAGAAAAACAGTATCAAGTCCAGAAGAAATGCTTCCAACTGATTATCATCATACAATTTATGAATTAGAAGGCGATATTCAAGACCTCTCAAAAGTAAAAAATACAGAACTACTAGATAAGAAAGTAGTAAAAAGAAGTAGTGAAGCAACTCTTATTTTGGACAAAGAAATGAGTATTGCAGACGAGCTGTCAGAGTATTTAGAATATATTCTAGAGCTGCCTAAAAACAAAATATCTAGCATATTGGGAACTTATAATGATTACGCTAAAACGGCTACAGTGGAATAACTGTTTTAGTTATGGATCAAATAATGAATTATTACTTGACGATAACACAGTAACCCAGATAATAGGAACAAATGGTACAGGTAAGTCCTCTATTCCTTTAATAATAGAAGAGGCTCTATACAACAAAAACTCAAAAGGAATTAAAAAAGCCGATATTCCAAATCGGTACGTTGGTAAAGGTTATAACATAACCCTTGCTTTCACAAAAGATGAAGATATTTATATAGTAAGTATTGATAGAAAAAATTCTATTAAAGTAAAACTTGAGAAGAACGGGGCAGATATTTCTAGTCACACTTCTACAAATACTTATAAAACAATCCAAGAGATAATTGGGGTGGACTTTAAAACATTTTCGCAGTTAGTATACCAAAACACAAATAAAAGTTTGCAGTTTTTGACAGCTACAGATACGAATAGAAAGAAGTTTTTAATTGACTTATTACATCTAGAAAATTATGTAGAATTGTTTGATATTTTCAAGGAAGAAGCTCGAATAATTACTCTTGAGATAAATGGTATACAATCAAAAATTGCTACCATAGAAAAATGGTTAGTAGATAATAAATTGAGTGATACTACCATACTACCGATGCTAAAATTAGAAATTTCTACGGTTGCGGAAGAGAAGGAGTTCCGTCATCTCACGAAAGAAATTGAAAATATTTCGGAAAAAAATAAAAAAATTGCAAAAAATAATCACTTCTTGCACTTATTAAGAAAAATTAATTTACAGGAAGCACAAGATTGTAAAATAACTGAAAAGAAGTCGTATGACTCTCTTCAGTCACAAAAAGGTACTCATTCTCAAGTCGCAGCGGGGTCTCAACGCCTTTTAACAAAGTTAGAAAAATTAGGAGATGTCTGCCCTACTTGCGAACAGGAAGTTGATTCAGATTTTATAAAGTCTTTAATCAACACAGAGAAGGAGAAAATATTAAATTCGGAGAAACAGATTGAACAAATTTCAGAAAGTATCGAACTCATTAAGGATGAAAATAAAGAGTTTGAACGTTGTCAACGCATTGAAAGCGATTGGAAGGAGCTTTGGCAAAGTATTGATCGCGATTTGCCTACGACTTACTTGGACTTATACGAGCTTGAGAGCCGCTTGGAGCGAGTTCGAGTTGACTTATTTTCAAGAAAAGAGCAGTTGGCTAGCAACGCAACGGAGAACGAACGTAGAACAAAGCACAACACGCGCATCCAAGTAATTCAAGAACAAACAGATGCGTTTATAAAAGAGTTAGAAGGAGTTCAGGTTTCTCTTGAAAAACAAGAAAGCCTGCTCTCTAATTTGGAAATATTGAAAAAGGCTTTTAGTACCAATGGTTTACTTGCCTATAAAATTGAAAACCTTGTAAAAGAGCTGGAAGAATTAGCGAACACCTATCTAGCAGAGCTTTCTGATGGTAGGTTTACGCTTGAATTTGTAGTATCTAATGATAAGTTAAATGTCCAAGTAGAGGACGACGGAAAAATAGTAGATATTCTCGCACTTTCTTCAGGAGAGTTAGCTAGAGTAAATACAGCGACTCTTATTGCTATAAGAAAGCTAATGAGTAGTATTTCTAAGTCCAGACTCAACATACTTTTCTTAGATGAAGTCATCACAGTTTTAGATGATGCAGGACGTGAAAAACTTGTAGAAGTTCTTATTAAAGAAGATTTAAACACTTACATAGTTTCACACGGTTGGACTCACCCACTTCTTAATAAAAAAGAAGTGATTAAACAAGAAAATATAAGCAGGTTAGAATGAACATAAGAGAACAATTAGAAGATTATTTTGTAGGGCAAATTTCAAAGCATCAAATTAATGCTGAAACCCTTATAAATAATCCTGCCGGAGTAGCAGAACACCCCGATATAGTTGCAACAATAGAAGCAGAACTCGGAAAAATAGCTGAATTTCAAGACAAGCTAATTGCTTTAAAAGACTTAGAACCAAGTGGTTGATTCGCGAGCTAAAGGAGCGAGAGGCGAATATTTAGTACGGGATCTACTTCGAGAGTATACAAATCTTCAATTTGAGCGTGTACCAATGTCAGGTGCTTTAGAGTATCTGAAGGGGGACTTGTACGTTCCTAATGAGAAAAATTATTTTTGTATTGAAGTGAAGAATTACTCGGATACTCCTCTTACTGATAAAATACTTACTCAAAAGAAAACAAATAATTTAATTAAATGGTGGAAAAAACTTGTAAACCAAGCAATAAACGGTAAGCAAGACCCTTTATTATTTTTTAAGTATAACAGATCCAAAATTTATGTAGTAACAGATGTTGCTCCAGAGTATATAAATTATATTTATATAAGCGAATTAGGTTGTTATGTGGCATTAGCAGAAGAATGGTTAGAGAAAGAAAAGGTAGAATTTATAAATGGCACTTAGTTTTAATTCTCAAATGAAAGAAGGAACGCTGATAGTTGATTCTTTAAATTTAGCGTTTAGATGGAAGCACCAAGGTAGA